TCTGTATCGCCTAACTCTCTGGCTAAATCTCTTAATATAGTCCTATAATAGCCATTTTGCTTAGGAGAACGTGATTTAGGAGCTTCTTTTATATCAACCCATACTTCACCCTTAACACCATTTAAATATCTTTTTAAGCTCTGATAATCGTGAAACGTTAGCGAGCCATCTTTTACTTTAGCTGTGAATTTCATATTATTATTTTGTAGTATGTTTTATTGTTGTCTGGATATACGTCAATCTCTGCTAATAAAATCTTATCTCGTAGCTTTTTATAGCTCATAAAGTGATGTTTTTTATTAACACAATCATAAAAAAAGAAATGTAATGGCATAAAATTATTCCAGAATTTATAATTCGCCAAGTCATCTTCTTTTATCTTTAATACGTTCTTAAACCCTTTGCACTCTAAAAATACAGCTGTATC